TGAAAGGGATGCCCAACCCCGCATTATCATATTCCAAAACATCAAGAAATTTGCCCCTGATTCATTTACTGGGGTTGGTGGTCAGCGCAAGGAATTGGCGGCAGGTATTCTCAACGCAATTGGAATACCAGCATATGAAGCCGAAAAAATTAGCACTGAAGAATTGGCAAAGAACTCTGCGTTGCTGGCCCTTGCTGGTGGCAATACAGATGCTGCACGGGCATTGGCAGAGGTTGCCACGCCTAATAAAAAGCTAAACGAAAAAGCTATTTTGGCAATTGCTGACCAAATGATTGGCATTGAAAAAATGAAAATGGCTAGGGCAAACTTCTTGTCGCCTGTTCAAAATGATGCCGCACAGTATTCACAAAGACAACAGCAATTCAACAGTCTTGCTGACCCACGTTTGTTCCAAGATATGTCTAGAGAAGATGTGGAAAAACTCAGAAAGTCTATGACACCAGCACAACAAGCTGAAATGAGTGCAAAGATTAGGCAAGCCAAACAGTTGGGGATAATTCCATAATGGCAACACTCGCTGAACTTTGGGATGCGCCAGCAGACGTATCCCCCAATCGCATAGCCCCTGATGTGCAAGCCAAGCGAGATCAGGGGTCTTTGGCTATTTTGCAAGCTGAATTAAAAAAAGCACAAACGGGATTAGCTAAAGCAACTGACCCAGGCCAAAAACTGCGGTTAGAGGCCGACATTGCTGGATTGACCAGGGAAATATCCCGTGCGCCAGCAAGCAAAGCCGCACCTATGGCTGCACCTGTTGCACCAGCCGCCCAAGCTATGGCGCAATCACAAGCTGCGCCGCAAGGTACATCTTTTGCTGATCTTTGGGAATCCACTGCGCCAACAACTGAAACCACTAAAGCAACCACGCAAGCAACTCCCGAACAAACCGCCGAACCAAGTGGTATGCGCCAATTGGTTGGCAAGTTTTTAAAAGGCGGCTTAGAAACCCGTGCCGCTGTGCCAGGATTCTTGGCATCTGCCGCTGATGTGGTGGCTGGCGCACCGTCTGCCATTGCTGGCTTGGTTGGATATGGTGCTGGTCGTGTCTTTGGTTTGTCGCCAGAGGAAGCAACAGCGGCATCACAAAAGGTTGCCGCACCGCTTGCCGCACCTGTTGGACGGGCTACGGGCTTGGCAGAAACCCAAGCATATAAACAAGCGTTGCCCACGCAGGTAATGGAATACATCGGCAAAAACATCAATGAAGGGGCGCAATCAATAGCCCAAAAATTTGGTGTGCCTGTGCAAGACGTTGAGGCGGCGATTAACGCTGGATTGATGGCGACAGGCGCTGCCGCACCAAAAGTAATTGGCGCAGCTAAAAAAGCCGCTGGAGAATTGCAAGTGGTCAAGCCTGGGCAAGTGCCTGGACAAGCCGCACAACCTGGGATGGTCAGCATGGGGGCGGCGGCAGTTCCAGATGCCGCGACTATTAAACAAGCCTTGTCGGTTGCAACGCCAGAACTGCAAAAAGCATTGGCAAACATACCGCCAGAAAAAGTCAATCTTCCCACTTTGCAACGGCACATTGAGGCAGACACATTGCCTGTTCCTGTTCGATTGACAGAGGGACAAGCCACAGGCGATATTGTCAAACTGTCCAACGAGCAAAACCGCCGAGGCAAAGACCCATCACTTGCACAGCGGTTCAATGAGCAAAATGGGCAATTGGTTGAAAATCTTGGATTGATTCGGGAAAAAGCCGCCCCTGATGTGTACGGCACAAAAACCATTGAAAACAGTCAAGGCATCATTGATGCGTACAAATCAATGGATTCGGCAAAGACTGCCGACATAAGCAAAGCATATAAGGCTTTGGAAGATGCCAACGGTGGGCAATTTCCTGTTGATGGAAAAGCCTTGGCAACTAATGCAGAGGCTATGCTGGGCAAGAAACTTAAATCAGAATTTTTGCCATCGTCCATCAAATCGCAATTGGAACGGTTTAAGTCTGGTGAACCCATGACTTTTGAACAGTTTGAGGCTATGCGGACAAACCTTGCCGCCGAGATTCGCAAAGCCGAGCGCAGCGGGGATGGGAATACCGCCCAAGCCGCAAGCATCGTGCGTCAGGCGCTTGAAGATTTGCCTATGCAGGGCAGTGCTGCCGCCGCCCTCAAACCATTGGCAGACACTGCTAGATCACTTGCCAAGCAGCGTTTTGATTTGCTGAAAAAAGACCCAGCATATAAAGCCGCAGTGGATGACATTGTTCCTGCTGACAAGTACATTGATAAGTTTGTGATCAATGGGGTCAACAAAAACATCAATACGATGGTTCAGAACCTTGGCAAAGATTCACCAGCCCATCAGCACATGGTGGCGGGAACTGTGAACTGGATAAAGGACAAAGCTGGCATTGTTGATGAAACAGGCAACTTCTCCCAAGCTGGTTACAACAAGGCATTAAAGAAACTTGACGATGTTAAAAATCTCCAAGAAATATTTAACCCAGAAGCGGCAAGCCAATTAAAAACCTTGGGCAATGTGGCGCGGTACACCCAAGCCCAACCCCGTGGCGCGTTTGTCAATAACTCCAACACCTTGGTCGGTGCTATGGCAGACAAAGCGGCTTATGCAATGGAACAGGGCGCAAACATTGTTGGCGGTGGCAAGATGGGCATACCTATTGGGTCAATGATTCGCAGCAGAGTTCAGCAATACAAGGCAACAAAAGAAACTGAAAAAGCCTTAGAAACTGGTGCTGGCACAAAACAAACGGGGCAATGATGGCAGACATTGACCTTGTTAAATATGGCGTACTCTGGCAAAAAGTTGAGGATTACGAGCGCCGATTTGATGACATGGACAAGAAGATGACCAAGATGGAAGGCCAGCTAGAACAACTGGTGGCCCTTGCCAATCAGGGTCGAGGTGGGTTCTGGGCTGGCATGGCGCTGGTGTCTGCCATATCTAGTGCGATGGGCTATGTGTCCCATTGGATTGGTAAATCAAATTAATCTGGGAAAAGCATGATTGACTTAACCAAAGCCATTGGCGCTGTTGCTGCAAGCGTTGCCGCACTGGGTGGCAGTTACACGTTGGCTGACAAGTTTGGCTGGTTTGATAGGGCTATTCTTGAATGGTCACCAGAGCATTTTAAAATTGTGGCAGAGGTTGGACAACCCATAAATGTCACTGTTGCACGAATAAAAAAACGGGACGATTGTTCTGTTGAAAGTTTTACGCCAAGCATTCGGGATGCGGCGGGTATGGTGCATGAGGCGACCACCACGGCAAGCAGATTCAGCGGCCCAGCAGGGCCAGAGATTGACACGTTTACCTACCAGTTGACGATGGTGAGAAAAGAAAAGATTGCTGAAGGCAAGGCAACTTTGCTGGCAACGATCAAATACAAATGTCCCGAGGGTGAACGTGTTGTTCAATACCCCCGCCATGCCAATCTAAGTTTTGATTTAAAAGGCTAAAAAATGCTAACCTTGTTTTCATCCCTAGTCAGCTTCCTGATGGGTGGTCTGCCCAAAATCCTTGAATTCATCCAAGACCGTGCCGACAAGAAACATGAACTGGCGCTGGCGGCAATGCAGACTGAAAGGGAACTAACCCTTAAAAAAGCTGGCTTGGAAGCACAGGAACGCATCGAGCATATCCAGACTGAGCAGATACAAATCAATGCCGAGGTCACCAATGCCCAGACCGCCATGCAAGAACGCCAAGCCTTGTATGCCCATGATGTGGCGTTGGGCCAAGGTGCATCAACCTGGGTGATCAACATGAGGGCGGCAACCCGTTCGGTCATTACTTACGGGATGTTTGTGATGTTTATGTTTGTTGAAATCTTTGGTTTTTACTATGCTTGGCACACAGACGTAGCTTTTGATGTGGCGCTAAACCACTTGTGGGATGATGAAACGCAAATCATTTGGGCTTGTATTGTGTCGTTTTGGTTTGGCGGTCAAGCGTTCAAAAAATGAACATCAGCCTTGAAGCTGTGGAGATGGTCAAGCACCATGAAGGGGTGAGGTTTAAGCCTTACCGTTGCCCAGCAAAACTTTGGACAATAGGAGTTGGTCATGTTTTATACCCAGATCAAGGCAAAATGCCAGTCGATCAAAGAGATGGTTATCAGCTACGTCCAGAGGATAACCGCACGTTTTCAGCAGAAGAAGTAAACGCCATTCTCAGAAACGATCTCACAAGGTTTGAACGTGGAGTACACACTTTATTTCCTGTCGATCTCAGCCAAGGGATGTTTGACAGTCTTGTTTCTTTTTCTTTTAACTGCGGCTTGGGAACAACCCAGCGTTCAACGCTACGCCAGAAGGTGCTTAGAGGCGACAAGGCGGGTGCTGCGGATGAGTTCCTAAAGTACACCAAGGGCGGCGGCAAAGTCTTGCCAGGGCTGGTTAAACGCCGCCAGGATGAACGGGCGTTATTCCTCCATCCATAGCAGTATCTGAACGAATACCCAGGCGACTGCCACCACAACGGCAGCGCCCAGGCATAGGATTATCAATAATCCGATCACATAACCCCCCGCATTTCCCATCCTGCTAAAAAATAGTTCCACCTGCCCTGCATAGCGGGGTTGGTGTACTTGTCACCAGTCATGTGCAAATCAGCATCTGTATAGCCTTTAGATGACATCAGTGCGTGGAATACTTTTCGTGCTTTCATGTGTTCTCCTTTAATTGATAATCTTTAAAAACAGATCCTTTGCTTGCATCGCCTTTCCAGCACTCTTTGACCCATCCTTTTGCGCCCGATTTATAGGTGCGCCAATGCCCTCTGACTTGATGCCTTCTTGGACTTGCGTGTGTGCCACCTTGGGGGTCGTTCTTAACTTTTGGCGGCTCAATCTCAATCGTGTGCCAATCAAATGTCAATGCTGATTTGCCTTTTGCCTGCCGCTTTTGATTTAGAAATGTGCGCTTTGGTGTTGCCCTATAACCTTGCGCTTGTGCATTGATTTTGACCAACACAGCAAGCACCATACGATGTACAGGCTTTACATCATCAATCGTTATTTCTTTGTCTTTTTGGTAAATCTTAAACCCGTCATCAGTTGCCATGTAAGCATAAGGCGGGAAGTATTTTCCATGCCACATTGAACAGCCTCCAACGGTCACAGAACCCTCTCCCTTAAGCAACCATAGGGCAAAGTCTTTCCCCGCTGTATCAAGGCCAACAATCCCCGTTCTTTTGGATGGAAGGTGCATTAAGAAATCTGCTGGCACTTTCATTTCAAGAGTGCTTTGCATTTGACCAACATCAAACCAAAGTGCGGTTTCGGGTTCTGGCGCAAATCTGACAGCTTTTTGCACAAGCGGTGTCATGTGTTCTTCTCCATAAGTTTTGCTTGCACTGCTAACGCAAATTCTTCATCTCCGGTATAGGCTAAGTTACAAAGGTAATCAAGGTCTTGCTCAGTCAGCCCTACCCATGTGCGCTGTGGTGGCTGAGGCTGTGTTGTTCTTGCTGTACCAACATGGCGGTCTTCGCCCCTTAAATAGCGTCCTACATTCATGTGTTCTCCTTAATGCCGTGTGCGGCTTCAATGGCTCTGGCGTATGCAATGTGACGCGACCATCCGGGTATTGCACCAGAGGCAACATCCCATATTTTTTGTATCTGCTTATCCGTCAACGGCTTGCGCTGTGGTAGGTGGGTGTAGAGGGGGCCGGGTACAGGCTGATTCACCCAATCAATTTCCACTTTAGGAAAACTCTCATCGCCGCGCAACGGACGGACTTTGCAGTGCGCCACAGGCTCTTGCTCTGGCTGTGCCAAGGCTTCTGCCGCTTGGCTCAACAACATGATGTCAGACGCATCAATCTTGATGCCTTCATGCCACCCCTCGCTAAACCTTCCTGCCAATTCTTCAAGCTCTTTTGCCATTGCTTTTTTATCAGTCATGCTTGTTCTCCTACAACCCACACAGCTTTACCCCCAGTAGGCTCATATTCATCAAACTTCAATCTGATGTACTGCTGTCCCGGCACACCAGCAGATTGAACATACCCTTGAATGCCCCAACTCTTTACCTCTGTCACCACCACCATGCAAGCACCAAACATTTCTTTGTCTGGTGTGACCTGCACAATGTCTCCAATAGCAATTTCATTCATTTCTTCATTCCTCTTACATAAGCCGCAAACGATTGAACGGTGTCCCGTCCAAACGGCCCATCAAACTTATCCAGTTCTTGGGCCACTTCTTCAATCACAGCATTGCGTTCAGAGTTTGCGGCAAAGCGCATGTTCTGGTGTTTGCGTGAACCTTGCAGACCCCAATCGCCCTGTCGCTTTGCCAATTCCTCAAATGCTTCATCTTCTTCATTCATGCTAAATCCCCCAAAACGCGCCATTCCCTTTCCTGGCGCTTAGATTTAGATGCAACTGTTTTGCCTGTCAATTCAATCAAGCCCAGCGTTTTGAGTTCTTTTAAACGCCGTGCCACTTGATTGCCATCCAGACCCGTGTGGGTAGCAATTCCATCTTTGCCCAATGGCCCGTGCTGGACAAGGCATTGAACAATGATTGAACCGTGCTTTTTAGCCAATTCCTTGGCTGAATCCGCTGCCACAAACGAGGTCAGCGGGTCAGATTTACGCACTCGCGGAAATATGAAATCAAACATGGTCAGAACGGCAGATCATCATCGTTATCTGCTGGCAAGCCTTTAGGCTCAACAGGGCGCGGGTCGTTCAAATATGCCCACCCGTCCCAACCGTTTTCCTTCAGTGGGATTACATCCAGTTTGAGCATTTCCCCATTGCGAGTGTCAATGATTGACCCAATGCGCTGATAGCGGTTCTTTTGCTGGCCTTCTTTGTTGGTGTACTGGCCCACGATGGCGGTGATTTCTTTTTTGACTTTAGACATTATTTGCTTTCAATGATTGCGTTGAGTTGTTGAACTTGGGATTGGACTTCAGCAAGAAATTTAACAATCTCTGCTTCAATCTCTGCGATATATGCGTCATCACGGTCTACCCGTTTGACAAACAATTGCGCCTTAGATGGCATTCGGGGATCGAACACCACATACTGGCAATACTTACGGTCCGCACAGGCCATTTGGAACTGCATCTGCGTTATGTAACGCTGCGGGACTTTTTGGGTTAGTAGGGCTTCGATCATTCCCTTTGACTCTGGGCATTTGATCTCGATCATGCCTTCGCCATCGTCCAGAAGGCCATCTGGGGACGCGCCAGCCATATCAATTAATGGATGGGGTATGAACCCCACTTCTTGAACCATTTGGCCCGTGGTGGCTTCAAAAAATCCGC